CGGCCTCAATCTGAGCGTCGTCGACTTCCAGGAAAAATTCTTTTTCCATTCGCTTATACTGCGCGCGGGCGGCTGGGGGGAGGTCGAACTCTACTGGCAGCAGCTGCGGCTGCGCGATGTCGAGCCAATCCTCGGCTCTATAGGCAACAAGTACATCCTTAACCGCCTCCTGAATCGCCTCCGCTGCGCCGCTCTGTAGGACAATCTTTCGAGTGTAGCGATTCTCCATAAGGTACGCTTCGGCAAAGGCAGTGTAGCTCCTTTTCAATCTGGCTCCGAAGTCCACAAAATACATTTGCCCCCATAAATCCTGAAGCCCGTTCGGCGCTGGCGTTCCGGTCAAGTTCCACCAGCGTCCAGTGTATTGCGCAATATCTGCAAGAGTTGAGGAGCGGATCGTACCCTTGCTCAGCCTGAACCCTTTCAGTCGGCTGCACTCGTCTGCTATAACTATCTTGAAGGGCCACTTCTGTTGCGGCCAGAGCGCGACGAGCCAGGGTATTAGCTCGTAGTTGACTATATAAATGTCGGCAGTCGGCCGCCGCAATATCTCTAAGCGCTCCTGGAGAGTGCCCGTAATCTGCACTACATTCAGATGTTGGAAGCTTGACCATTTATCTTTCTCTCCTGACCAGACTACATCAGCTACGCGCTTTGGCGCCAGCACCAGAGCTGGGAAAAAATTTGATCCAATCAACTTCAGCATGTCCAGGCCCAAAAGACTCGTTCCTGTTTTTCCCAGGCCAGGGTCCGCCACCAACATGGCGCGCGGCCGCTCCACCAAGAAGGAGGCTGCCTCTGATTGATAGTCTCGGGGGTTGAATGCAGGCAAAACCAATGAGCTGTTCAATGTGTTCATTGCAGCCGATTACCCACACGTCCATGCCGCGAGCGCGCCAGAAGCCGTGCCGGCGCAGCTGATGCTCTTCCGGCTTAACGTCTTCCAGCCATTTGGTCTCCGCCAGGCAGTGATACCCGTTAGGAAAACTACAGATCCTATCTGGGTCACCGCGCTTGCCGCCAATATGTTTTTCACAAGCTCCGCCGACTGCTTTAATTTGCTCGTTTAGTTGATTCTCGACTGTCGATTCCCTTGCCATTTTCACCCCCCTTCTGATCCGCGATTACCGCACCGCGCACGGCTCGGCCGAAGACTTTACTCGCCTGTACCCAAGCCAGCGCCTCATCGCTATCAACAAAGGTTGCGACCCATACTCGGCGGTCAGCGTCGTCACGGCCGTACACCGCGTACATCGGAATCGACGCGCCACCTATCGGCATCACTTGCGTCTCGGCCTGCAGGGTCTTCGGTAGCACGGTGGCTGTCTCTACTTCCGCCTTGATCACTGATCTCGGCCCGAAGTTCCGGTCCTTTCCTCTTAAATCAGTCATTTAGAAGCCTCCTCGCGCTCGAAATATCTTTCCTGTGCCAGGTTAGATATCACGTAATCACGTGCAGCTGTCATCGTCGCATATTCAAGCGCGAAGAACTCGTCGTTGTTAGCGTCGCGCCACTTGGCGTAGGCCTTTTGGCCACCCTTCGACGGCGCCTTAAATTGAAACGCCTCGAACGCTGCGAACGCCTCGGTGGCCGCAAATTGGGCGTCCACAAAAGCGCCGCTGATCTTCGACCACTCGTCATCTACTTTAACTTTATCGACTTTCTTAACCATAAACTTCTCCTAGTGTCTGATAGCGCGCTGTAGGTAGCGCACCGCGTTCATCAACCCTTCAATGCTATCGCCAAATTTTCCAAGACCTGTATTACACTCGCCGCACAACCAGCCACGGAAGAAGCCGGATACGTGGCAGTGATCTAGGTGCATCGCCTTTTTGCCGCGAGATTTGCCGCAGCACTCGCACGCGGTGGGTTCGGGGCGAGTAGGATCTGGCAATCCCTGATATTTTCGACGCTTAGCGCGATATTTTTCATGATCCCTGCTGTTGTACGCTGGATACGTAGCGCTCTGCTCCGCATCCGCGTACACATGGTTTACCTATATAGAACTTTGAACCCATCACCGTTTCCCGTATCTTTCGTGGCGCCACGTGTCCGCAGAGACAGGTAACCCCGCCATCCACGGCTCTTTCATCTTCATTACCGATAGCAGTCGATGCTCGGAATATCTTCCTTTAGGGACGTCGATACCGATCTCGTCGTGTACGTGAAGAGATATCGCCGTCCGCGCGTAAGGCTCCAAAGTGTTCAAGTATACGGCGATCTCCGGGACTGTCAAGGTGTCGTCGTGAACGCGAAGCATTGCGGCGCGGAGTACGTCGTTTGCAGTTCCTTGAACTACATTCTCGACATACAGGCCAGACCAGGCTCGTTCACGTCGCCAGCTGCGCCCGCGTACGGTAAGGTAGGTGACGTACCTCGATTTCCAACTCTTTCCGCCGAGCGGGTCCTCGATCTCCTCCTGCTTCAATTGCGGCGACGCGTATAGCAGCCGGCGACCGCTCGGCAGCTGTATCACCAGGAACGAGGCATTGCACCATACCTGGCACCGGGCGACGTTGTATACCGTGCCGTTCTTGTCCGCTACGGCTTCCAAGATCGCAGTGTTCAAGTCATAGCGCATTTTATTAATAGCCGGATTAGCCGTGCGAAAAGCCTGCTTCAAAATATCTGCGGCCATATAAGTTTCACGAGCTAGTTCAAAATCCTCGCCCTTCAAGAACGCTCGCTCCCATGCTTTGTTAGCCTTCTCCAGCTGCTCAGATGTTGCCGTCGGCAGTATTATTGCGGCTAGAGGTTCCAAGTCCATCTGATACGAAATCGCCATGTTGACGAGCGCCGCGACGCCGCCGCCAAAACAGAACGCGAGGATCGCAACCTTGCCGAGCTGTCGCTCCGACTCATTTACGTCCTCAGGCCGCTTGCCGAGCATCTTGCCGGCGAGGATCCGATACGGGTCCTTGCTCTTGTCCTTCGGATTATCGAATGAGAACTGGAACGCATCGAGCACGCTCTGCTCGCCCGCTAGCCAGGGCGTAATAACGCTCTCGATGTTCTTAAAGTCGCCGACCACCAGCTCATTGCCCTGCGCGGCGATAATACCGTGCCGCACGGCGATGGCGACCGCCTCGAAGGGGCCGCCGTACACCAGCGGATTGTTCAGTGCAGCGCCTGAGTAAATTCCGGGTATGATGATATCGTCAATAGTTGCTGCCTTAACAGGCTCCATCTCGATCCGTCCAGCTCGCGGGTGTCCAATAGGGCGCCGGACGGTGATAGTCGGACGAGATAAGTTGTGCGGCTGGTACCCGCGCGCCGCGTGGCGACCTGTACGGCCCGCACCCGACCAACGGCTCCAGTGGCGGATGCGCGCTTCGGGGCCAACCAGCGTAAGCCCCCGCTTGAATTTACTACCAGCACTCTTTCCAGCTTCAAGCCGCTCTTCGAGAACAGTTCGAAGAATTGGGTCCAGGTCATCGGATTCGAGGTACTCACGGACGTCTCCTGCTCGCATTGATTCGATGTCGATACCGTACTTGTTTCTGACGTACGCCAGCAGCTTCTTAGCCTGCGTCGCGGACCCGATCTGGTCCTCGGTGTTGGCTCGCATCACCTTGCGGGACGCCTCGCGCGCGCTGTCAAGGAAATCTGAAGCCGCCTGCGCCAGCTTCACGTCGAAGCCGAAGCCGCGCTCATTGACGAGCTGATCCAGCATCCAGCTGCGCAGGTTCACGCCGCCATAGTTCACCTGGGGCATACGGTTGAAGATCGTGCGCAGCGCCTCGGTGTCTCTAATGGCGTAGTTGCAGAACCTAGCCCATTCTATTGGCGCATCTTCGGGCTCGATGAAGTTTCCCGTGGCTGGTTGCGGACAGCAGAAGGTTTGTATGAGCCCCTTGTCGTCGACCAGCTTGCCTTCGTCCTCAGTCAACATGCATACTTTGCCGAGACTCTCAAGCGAGCCGGGCAGCCCGTGCGCGCTAGCAGCCGCCATAGTGCACCGCCACCGAGAGACAGGGGTGCTGATCTTGAGCGAGCGCTGCAGAATCAAACGGTCGAATGCGGCGTTGTGCGCGATGATCAGGAACTCTGGATCCATCAGCGCATCGTACAGATCGCGCGGTATGACGCCAGACTGTAGCGGGATGTAGATCTTCGCCGGCCCGGTCGCGAACGCGTAGGTCACGATCATGCACTGCGCGTCGCGGGTATACCTGTCCGTGCCTGCGCTGATGTCAGTGCGGCTCCGGGTCTCCGTGTCGAGGAAGAGGATCTTCAGCACTGAGCCAGTACCTTAGACTTCCAGCTCCTATACGCGTCGCCCACTGTAGTACCGAAACCGTGCGGCCCGACGCTGCAGTGCGTGCATACCCAGGTAGACGTGCCGTGCAGCTTTCTAATGTGCGGCTTGGTCTGTATCTTCGGCAGCGGCCGGCGGCGATTGTAGTACGGACCCCGGAACAGACTGGACGGGGGCTGGGTTGGTGAGTTTGGCGTATTCATTAAGCACCTCTTGAAAGTATCGGTTCTTGGCGAGCATGCCCTGCTTCGAGTTTCGGATCTGCTTCATTCGGCTCGCGAGCTCATGAGGCGACTCCCGCCGCTTCACAGGCTCGCAGGTACGCCTCTTTGGCAATCGCTGCATCGGTACGGGATTCGCGAGCCGTCCCGCCGTTATCCATGTCGCGATCCACTTGGCGCTCAAAGTCCTGCCATGCGCGATACAAATTATCCAAACATGTGCATCGCTGTGCCGCGTCGCCGGGATCGACAACCAGTGAGCAATTTTCATCATGCTTACGACCTAAGGCTGAGGTATTCATGTTACTTAATCTCCTGTATAAAACCCGTGTTTTGGTCCACGAATCAAATACTACCCCTGGTATCTGTGGGTGTCAAGCGGATAAGCATGGAATCTTCCAGATCATTCATATCAAGCCTCATTAAAGTGAGGGCGAGCGGCCGGCTTTTCATCCCGGTACCGATGTTACGCTTCGGAGTCAAAGTCCTCAGCCTCGCCATAAACTTAGATCAGACCCGCGCCGCCAGTGACAGCAGCCGCGGCACCTGCCGGCGCCGAGTCCGCGTCAGCTGGGACCAATCCGAACTCGCTGCCGCTCGCCACCGAGCTGCCGCGCAGCCGCTCACCGTGCTTGTTGAACTGCACGCCGAGAACGCTGCACCCCAGGCCTGGGCTGTTGCCGTACAGGTACGTGTAGAACTCCAACAGAACGTTGGCGTAGCTACCCTCGTACGGCCAGCACGGGTGGCTCGGAGTCAGGATCACGGGCGTGTTCCTGTTCGAGATGTTCACACCGTTCTCGGTCACGAGGATAGTGGGCTGATCCTTGTTGCCGGCGCTTAGGTACAGCATGCCAGCGTACGCCGGCTTGCCCGGACGGTACTGATCACCACGCTGCAAGGGGAAGCGTTGGTTGTTACCCTTGATCATGTCGAGGGTCTGCTGAGTCTGCTCTTTCCACTTCGCCGTCGCAACGTTGCGTATCAGACTCTGCAGCTCGGGGAACTGCGGATGGGTGGGCGGGAACACCGCATCAATATGGAACTTTCCCTCTTGCTTACCCGTGGTCGCATCGATCTTCGCGTCTCGGCCGATGTACGCTTTGGTCAAAGACACGCGCAGCAGCCGCACGTTGTCCAGCTTAATTTGACGATTCACCGTTACTTCACTCATTTTTAATCTCCTGTTGCTTCTAACTTTAGATCAGTCCCGGCTCCTGCGTCGGGATGAATTGGATCGGCGTCACCGCCTCCCCCTTGTGATCTAGTGGCACAAGCCGCAGCTGCGGATCAGACTGTGTCACCAGATCTTTGACGGCTGTGTAGCCGTCTTTCAAAACCTTTTGCGCTTGCGTCGGTGAGACAAACTCGCGCGGCTCGTACATCCTCTCCATCGTCTCAGCGTCCAGCGTCATCGTCAGCGCATCGGCTACCGCCTTCTTATCTACCCACACTCGCTTGCCTTTGTTTCCGTAGACTAGTTTCTGCCCGTCAACGATAACACCCAACTTCGCTCGGCGCAAGGACTCGGCGCGGAAGTCCGTGATCGCGGCTTCTATTTCATCCAGCTGCGCGTACACGACACCGAGTGACTTATCATCCAGCTCGTGCCGCTTCACCAGCGGCTCGAACATGCTCATGACGCGCTTCGCGCGGGCGACGCATCGGCCACGCACCTCACAGTAGGTGCACTGCTCTTCGCCGGCCGAGAGATGCGCCTGAGGATCGAAGGGTACGTTCTCGTGGTAGATGTCGTACGCCAGCTTAGCGACGGGGCGGACCAGCGCCATGAACGCTTCCAATTCCGCGCGCGTATAGGTCCACTCGTCGTAGTGGTGTAGCTTCGGCTGGTGGATGCAGAAACGGAACGCCTGGAAGTCTCCGATCAGTTCGAACTCCAGCATCGCGGCGCAGAGATAGATCAGCCCCTGCGTATTGTCTTTCGCGTTCACCAACAGGTAGCCATCTTTGTAATCGTGCACGCTGAGCACGCCCTTGTACAGCTGCTCGCGGATAACGGAGCCGCCTTCTGGGTATAGCTTGATGATGTCGCTGTGCCCTTCTTGATCTGGAACGCCCAGGACCGGGGTAGTGTCGAGCCGGTGCTCGACCAGTATATCGCCCGGCTCGCGATTGATGACGGTGACGCACGACCGCACACGATCCAGCCGCTCTTCGTCGACCTTGAACGTGAATGGGGGGTTGTCGCCAAACGTCAGCTCTTTTCCGAGCCAGCTGTCCAGGTCGAGCGTCGGATTTTCGAGCTGCCATTGCAGGAGCCAGTGCGAGCATGTGCCGCTGGCGCTGTGCTCTTTGTCAGGGTTCGGCACGCCGCGCGACAGGTAGAGCGCGCCGACACAGCGGAGCCATCTAGGAGATCCAGAGGGCGCGAGTATGGAGTGGGTGCCGCTCATGATAATAGCTTACGAAGCTGCAGCTTTAGGCTCCAGTTCTCCACCCGCAGCTCGCCTATCTCTTTCTCCAGCGCGGCGTAGTCCGAATCCAGCGCCGCGAACTTGCGGACCCACACGCTCTCATCGAGCGGAGAGCGCTGCAGTGTGCGAAACTTCTGTTCGTACTTGAGCGCCATCTCTTCCCTGGCCTGCGACAGCATCGCGCAGCGCTCCCAGGGAAATAACCAGCGAAACAGCCAGCTCTTCATTGCTTTATCTCCCGGCGTAGATCCTTCATAGCCTCTTGCAGCGAGCGAGGTGGTTGGTAATTGTACAGCGGCGCCACCAGGCGCAGCGCGGTATGCATCAGCAGCCTAGCGCCGAAGTTTCTGTCGTTGGTGGTCCGCTGCGTCTTGAACTCGGCGACGTGCGCCAGCAGCTCCTCATTGTAGCGGAACTCGGAGTCTTCCAGGTAGTTATCCCACCACAGATCCGGCCCGCTCCACTTCGTCGTGCTGTGAGGATTCGGCCCTAGATCCCGCTGACGCTTCAGGTGCACCTCTTCGTGTGCGATCAGTGCCGGCGGTATCACGTTGCCGCTGGGATTATAGACGCATCCATCGAACGCAAATAAGACTCCGGGTTTATCGGCGTTTGGGAATACTTCCAGAATACGATCAAAAATCGGAGGGTATCCTACTATAATCATGACGCGTACGCCATCTCTAAGTATGCGATAGCCAAATGCAATCCGCCTACATAGTCTCCAAGCGCGCCTATTCCCTTGTTACATTGTCCGCAAAGCCAGCCGCGAAATGCGCCTGTTAAATGGCAATGATCCAAGTGCAAGGAGCGCTTACCAGGAGGTCTACCGCAACACTCGCATACCGTCGGACGCGGTCTAGTTGGTTCAGGTAACCCTTTGGAGCGTCGTTGCGCAGCGCGTTGCTTCTCCGGATTAGCCGCGCGCCATTTTCTGCAAGCGGCAAGAACCCTTTCTGGGTTCGCTGCCTGCCAGCGCTTGGTGCGCTCAGCCTGCCTATCAGGATACTTGGCGTACCAGCGAGCGGAGTTTTCTTTTTGGTGTCTCAAGTTTCAGCTCCTAGCCCGATACCCGCGCGTCGGCTTCTGGCCCACAAGCGGCAACAGCGCCAACGCGCGGGCGGGACTCGTCTTAGACCAGTGACGCCTGCGCGACCTGAACAGCAGCCGCGTCCTGCTTCGCGATCTCTTCCTCGAACGCGTCGTACACAGCCTGCCACTGCTCGGGCGGGAGCGTGACGGTGTTCACGGCGCCGAACCGCTTGAGGATCGCTTCGGCGGCGTCCCGGCTCTTTGCGGCCACCTTGAGAACGGCTTTATTAAGCTGATCTTTGGTGATGGTCGGAACAGCGGGTGCGGCCTCAACAACGGGGGCAGCAGCTGCGGCGATAGCGGGGCCAGGTGTCGCAGCCGCGTCGGCTGCGGAGATCTTCCCCTTACCCTTCCCCTTGCCGCCGGTCACGGCGGTCTCGACAGCTTCTACGTCTGCCAGGAAGGCGTCGGCGAGCGCATGGAGCGCGGCCGAGATCTTTGCGTGGTTCATCAGTTTCATCTCCTAAAGGTTGATTAAAATTCGGACCATGTACCCTAAAATTATCACGTCACTACGGTGGGGTCAAGCCGTGGTGATGAACTTTTGAAGCTGTCGGAGAACTCGGTGGCGGCGGCGGCGCGGCGGCCGACGGGGTTGCTAGCTTCGTGCAAAAACGTTTTCTCAGCCTGCACTACCTTCGCCTTCTGATCCGGCGTAAGACGGCTCAGGTACTCGCTGAAGGCTAGGCTCCGCCCAAAGTTTCGGTTCGGGTTCTGGTATGTGTTGTAAGACACTGTCGGTTCCTATTGTTGGGTGATCGGTCGCCAGTGGCTCGTCCAGCGCCTGTACCATTCCAGGATCGCCGGGTGAGCGAGCCGCCACTGTACGTAGCTGCGGCGGAGCGCTCTGTAATCGATGATACGGACGGTAACGCTCATACCCACCTCCGTGAAGATCGCTCAATACTAAAACAGAATTGCTGAACACTGTAGCGCCAGCCACGATAGGACAGTCCGGGACGAACTCCGCCGTTGGAGAGTATCTTGTGGTATTGGATCCCGCAAGCAGCTTGTATGCCGTGGCTTATCCATGTGGTAGGTCGATATTCGTACTTGATTCGGCGGGCGCCGTCTCCGTGAATTGCAGTGATCATTTTCAGCTCCTAAGTTTCAGTTGACGTTGCCATACTAGCACGGATCCGTTCCCACTTCAAGCGGTTCGCTTCGTTGCCGGCGGTGGGGTTCGGGCGCTTCGGTCCCAGCTTCACGCCCCGAGCCTTGAGGGCGGCCAGGGCGGCCTTTGTGCGCTGCGATATCATCGCGCGCTCTTTTTCAGCGAGTGCGGCCCACAAGTGGAGCGTGAACGTGTCGACATCTGGCCCCAGCTCCGCCACCATAAAATGGACCTTATGCACGATAAGTCCGCTTATAAAGTGCACATCGCGGCTGAGACGATCTAATTTGGACACCAGGACCGGCCCTGGGAGCGCCTTAGAGGCCTCCAGCGCGGCGCGGAGCTGGGGCCGCTCCGCTAGGGTGTCGGAGATGCGCTTCCCTGACTGGCACTCGCTGTACCACGCCTGGATGGCTATCCCTTCACGCTCCGCGAATACCTCGATGGCGGCTCGCTGCGCCTCCAGCCCTAGACCGGACCGGCCCTGCTCGGCCGTACTGACCCGGGTATAAGCAACTGCAGTCTTCATACCAGATCCAGGTGCCGGTAGTCGAACACTCTGAAAAGCTGTTCACGAGCGGTGTTGACCATGTCGTTGGTACCTCGGCCGCCGGGGAACGCTATTACCAGGTCGGGCCGCAGCAACAGCATCGCCCGGTTACGCTTCCCGCCGGCCCGCTTCCCGTGGTAGTCCCATAGCGCGGGGCACGCTACCGGCTGCACGCCGCGAGAGAACGCCCACAGATTTGCCAGCGTGTCAGCGCCAGAGGCGGCGCCGTGTATCACCGCCTCAAGCGGCTGCGCGCGGTGTATGCTATCCATGACGTCGTTGAATTTGTCACGGTCGCTGAACGAGTGTCCGCCAGTTACCAGGACAATCATCGGCGCTCCACCAGCTCGAACCCGTACCGGGTGGCGCGCATCCGGCCCTCAGCCTGCGCTATGACCGCTCGCTCGCCGATGGGCTTACCGGCGCTCTCCTCGATAACGAGCGATAGAGCGCTAGCGGGGCAGACGGAGAGCGTGACGTTCTCGGTGTAGGTGCCGTTCGGTTGTATGACGCAGGTTGTCTCGACCTTGCAGCCCTGGAGCGTGAAGCGGATGCTCACGACCGCACCGCAGCGGCTTCGCGCCTGCGTTGGCAGGACGAGCACGGGCACTTGCCGTTCATGGGGAGCGGGTTCCCGGGGTATCGGATGGTCAGAAGCATCTCACTCTCCTATCAGATCGAAGTTTTCAGTTTTAGGTTCGCATCTCTCAAGCAAATTTAGCAGAGTGTTGCGGAGGTTGTCAATCTCGCACGCGTGAAACGGAGGCGGCGGGTACTGCACCATCCGAAAGTTCAGCGCCTCCAGCACGAACTCCATCGCAGGCCGCGAGAGGTCGATGGTCAGCTCTTTCTGCGTGAGGACGGTGAAGTTAGGCGCGGTCATAGGCATCCCTGGTAGTATTGAGGCCATATTTCGTTCCAATACTCATCATTCTCTACAGAGCACGGAGCGCAAAGAGCTACCCAATTACGCCCTTCGTCCACGAAGCTAGTTCGCTGGCGATACCAAACGGCGTGTAGGCTATTGCAGTCGGGGGTCGCGCATTTTACCCACAACCCCGCGTACAGGTCCGCTAAGACCATTTGTCTCATGCTCATGGCTTTATTCCTGCGGCTTCAAATTGTGTGTATGTAATAAAAAGTTGGTTCAACCCGCGCGCCAGCTGCTCGTCAGTGACATAGAAAGAACACCCAGCCGCGTTGCCTAAAATCTCTCCAATGAAGAGATTAGGGTATCGCTCTACCAGAAGGCCGAGTGTCTCGATGGTTTGCTTACGTAGTGCGAGACTATCCATGCTCAGCTCCGGCATCAGACTGTGAGCACGGCCACGGAGCGCCGCACGCGCAAATACACTCTGTATCGTGATGCCGTATTCGGGGCTCGTGTTTAACGTTATAAGGCTGTGATAGCGTGACTGGTAAATCCCCGAACTCTAAGAAGTGCCGAAGCGCTGGCGATATCTCTGTCTTGCCCTGCATCAGTGATTTAACGCCATCGGCCAGCACGTCTACAGTGCGGCGGTGCTCGTCATAAGTAACCCAATCGCCGCGCTGAGATTCGTGCATTGAGCCGCCCTGAGTAAAGCGCTTCATCGGTTGACCTCTCCGCACCGTTCGCAATGGTGCCAATTCCAGTGGTGCCACCCAATCCAGCACAATAATTTACCCATGCTCAGTTCCTCCGCTGTTACCGAAGCCTAGAGGCAAGCGGCAGGTCATGTTGTCGATCTGCGATAGCCGCCCGTAAAGGTCTGGCAGTGCGTGAAACCCCTCGATAGCCGGGAACCGGGCGGCGAGGCTAAGGACCAAACGCAGTGCGTATTCATTGGCGCGCTGAAGCTCATCGTTCATGCGTCACCACGTCCGCCGCGTGCTGAGCGTCGCGTGAAGTCCTCGTGCGACTTGGCACCGACCGCAATCATTGGACCAAAGCAAGCCTTGCAATACGGTTGCTCATCGCCTGGACCGATGTCTCGTTCTTCGCGAGCGCCGCATATGGGGCATTTTAGAATCATGATCATGATCATGGCTTAACCTCTCCATCGGACTGTGAGCGTAAGCTATCCCCGAGTACATGTTGGTCGTGGTAGTAGCGGTGCCGTGAAGCCACTAGCAGCTGGTGATGCTGTGACTGCATCGGCAGCCCGGTGCCGAGTAACTGAACCACTTTATCTCGGTCCTGTTTGTCGAGACGATGCGCTCGGCGCTTCGCTCTGTTAATGCCGATATCCATCGGCTTCGCGCCCTTGTTGCTGACGTAGATGTACCGCATTAGTCTTACTTGTGGGTGTTGTTGGCTTCGTTCTCGTCGTAGCCGGCGTGGTACGCTTCGAGCTGGAGCGGTGACAGCTGATCGGCCTCGACCCGCTCGCCGTGTCCGGTGCCGTTCGGCCAGCAGTGCGGATCTTTGTTGCGGCGGTACCAGCTATCAGCGGCGCCCCTATCGTAGGGCCCGCCGTGGTAGTCGGGGTAGCGGTTGCTCATTTTCTGCTCCGGTTTCTAGGGTCGATGGGTGCACTATACAGGAAAAGAGCCGGGACGCAAGCCTCGGCACTATTTGACAATAATTAGTCCAGCTGCGACTCCGTCGCGCGTAGCTTGGCCTCAGCTTCCTTGATCGACTTCTCGATCTTGGCCTTAATCGCTGCCTCGTACTCTTCGAGGCGCGTGATAACCAGCTCCGCTACGTGCTTGAGGTTCATCTCGCCCGCCACGTTCAAGAAGAACGGATTCGGGTGATTGTTCACGCTGGAGCCGGGCCCGCACGATGACTGCAGCGACTGCTTGATCGCGCTAACTACCGTCATAATCTTTGCATCTACCGACATTATTCATTCTCCCAAATTGAACTCACTTCACCTTCGTAATCATCCCAGCAAGCGTTTTTATCTTTCTGGAACTGATGCAGCGCCTTACTAACTCCCAGCGCTCGCCCAGCGGCTAGAGCATCTTCCAACGTATCGCCCTTCACGTCGATGGTGAACCGAGCGCTCGTCAAATTGAACGAGACGCTAAAACGTTTTGTCACTTTCTTAGCCATGTAATCCACTCCTCACTTGTTGTGCAATCTGAATCTTACGCGCCTCGGTATTCTTCACCGCCTCGCGCACCTCTAGGTCTTTGATATCCATGCGCGTATCGCGCTTGCCGTCTGGCAAGAATCCGTAGTACCACGTGCAGCGCCAGCAAATGGGGCACTCTTTTCCTGCTGGCGGAGCGAAGTCCAGTTGCTCGATTTCTGTGTCGATGCTGGACGGTTGCGACTGCGGCGAGTCGTCCAGCTCGTCGAGGTTCGGCGAGCGCGGCGTCACACCTCGGCGCACTGCGGCGCGCAGCTCAGGCTCCGGCAGCAGTCGACGTAATTGTTTGATACGTTGATGCGCATCATCGATAACTTTCTTCGGATGTCCGTACTGCTTCCAAATCTCTCGGTACGTGAAGCCTTGCATCGTGAGCAGAGCGATGTTCCGGTCTACCGGCGTCAGCGCACCGAGCAGCGCGTCGACTGCCGACTCCGCGGCGGATATATTGTGCGTGTCGTCGCCGCCAGTCAAAGCGTCGATGGACTGCTCCGATAATAGCAACTCTCCGCGCGTCAAATTCTTGTATGCGTCCCGCACTGCGTTCATGAACCATGTCTCCAGCGTTGTTGTCAGGCTATAGTTAGCCCGATTGTCCCAGCACCACAGTAATGCTGCGGATATCACGTCGTTGCGGTCAGCTTTCTGCAGACCGCGAGCGTGTAAAAATTTGTTGGCTTTCTTCCCCGCAGCCCGTGCGAGCTGCATCGTAAATATTTCCTCAGCGCGATCCATTATGCCGCCACCGCCACGGCATCCGGCAGTGCCTCTAACACCTTCATCTGACCGCCGCCTAGCGTGCCGGAAGGGGGTTTACCGAAAGGTGTAGGCGGCTTGTCGTCTTTCGGCTCGTTAGGCTTAATCTCCGTGATGGAGAGTAGTCTCGCGCTAGGGAAGCCGCCAAGGCGGCTCATATGTTCGACACCATACTTCTCGGCTGCGCTCATATCGATGGCGTCGATCTCAGAAGTTCTTTCTTCCAGCCACGCCACAACGAATTTCATACTAAGCCCCCGTTCATCTTTTGCAGTTTCCACTTTACACCATGCTTGGTATGTTTGTCGTGCACAATCTTCCAGCCGTTGCCGATCTTGTCTTTCGCCGCGCGTAGCCAGTAGCCTACCTTGATGGGGTTAGTCGGTTCCGAGCACCCCATCTGCATCAGTGCGTCGCTCAGATCGTTGTTCTCATCTGAGAGGCTGCCAACGATGCGTGCCATATCTGCGGCCGTGAAAGACCGCTCCCCGAAGTTTGCCGCCAGCCTATCAAATATCGGCCCGATGTTCTGCGTCTCGTCATCCGTCTCGTTCAGTTGGGTGACAACCGGATCAGCCATCCCCAACCATATCAGCGGCTCGCGCGCTAGTTGCGACCAGCTCTCGAAGCTCGGCAACGCAACCGGCATGTTTTCTTTGTCGGTGGCAAGATACGCCTTGATGACAGTTAGCGCGTCGATTAGCAGCGGCGCGCGACGCTCCATGATATACCGGCGCGGATTAGTTATCCTGAAGACGCGTTCGCGTAGGTTCTCTACGTTCGCGTCTAGACGTATCACCAGACATCGTCGCGCCAGCGCTGCGACCGGTGTCAAATTATTTCCAGATGCTACGAGCACCGCCTTATTAGCGATGCCTGTGGTCACACTCTCGCCCAGCTTGCGGTCTTTCCACACCGCGCTAGTGAGAAACCCTTCCAGTACAGGCGAACGTATCTTGATACCATCCGGCACGTTATCGAACCAGATGGAGCGGTCACCAGCCATCAGGCAGGCGTACATTGACTTGCGCAATTCGTCTTCGTCCGCCACCCACGGACGCATCGCTGGCTCGGTTCCGTGTACGATGCGTGCCGCCATCTCTTGCAGTGTACTCTTTCCGGTGCCGGCCATTGGCGCATCGTAGATGTACATCGGGCATCGCTCCATCGCGAGACGTGCGGCCTCTGCCAGGATATGCGAGATGAACGCGCTCTCGGACGCTTCCTCTTTCCAGGGGAACTCGTTGAACGGTTCACGTAGCCTAGCTAGCGCGGTCAGCGCGTCGTCGCGCGATGGGTTTTCTGGTAGGGGTGGAAACGATATGCTCGGAACATACAACGTGCGGCTCACAGGATCGTAACCTGGCGTATCGCAGATGCTGCCATCGTCACGTAGAAACGGGGCGCGGGCTATCGCATCGAGCGGCCGTAGAGTGTTCCAGCTACCCAGCCCGAGCATCGTGTTGATATGCTCCGCGCTGGGCGCGACAGAGAGCCAATCGCTCTCTGACTTGATGTATTTTTGGAAGTCGCATAGCTGACCGAAACGTTTGCGCGCCCACTCTTTGGTAGCGGGAGTCAGCATCAGCGCGTCGGTACTGCGCTGAATAGCGCCGTCGTTATGCGCTTCACTTGTCCGTACGAGGGACGGGCCCTGCGTGTACACGAACGGGTTCAGCACGTCTTCCAGCTGGTCAAGGATCTCGGAGAAGCGTGCCTCACTCAAACGCACCAGGGAACGTTGGCCTGGCACCGCTTGTACCTCAGGCGGGACCACGTCAATCAGATCCGCGTTAGCAGGTAAGGGGTCGGCTACGACTGGCGGGAACGCGTCGACTGACGCTACACGCTGCATACCAAGCCTGCGCGCCATATTGAAGATATGTCTATAGTCGGAGCGCGTCTCCTGGCCGCGGTGGGACGTCCACCAGGCTTCGGCGGCGCCTGGCTCGTATCCTACGGCCTTGCTGCTAAAGTCCAGCCACAGGCGCTCCGCCGGCTTATCACTGCGCTGTAGAGATAGCAGCGCGTATCCGATCTGGCTCCATGTATCGTTGTCGGATACTTTGTCTAACATGAAACGCAAGCATGCTAGCAGATGGTGCCAATCTTCTTCGGATATCTTCGTCAGAACCTCCGTGTTCGAGTCCGTCATCACTGCCGCCGCCGCTGCAGTCTGTGCCGCGGGCGTCGGCGCGCTCTTCGCATATTTGGTAGTCAGTGTCGACCAGATCAAGTTCAGCTGAGCCAACGTTATCGTCGGAATGGATGAAGGCAGCTCGGGCAGCCACTGGTAGCGTGAGCCAGAAGAATGCAGCCCACACGCTACGAATTGTTGACCGTTCGCAAGGTACTCTACTGCGGGGCCGCGAGGATTGTCGTCCAACTTCAATTTCATCTTGTTGCATGGTACCCCCATCCTAACCATCAGTAGCTGCTTGCGGCTATTATTTCGTGACCGGATTGGTAAGGGTCCGGTTACTTCCTCAATTAGCTGACGAACTTCATCGGAGCGCTCGTCCTCAATATCGATATCGAATGCATAAATTCCGCTAATATGGCCGGTTCTCACGCACAGATTCAACCGCGAGTCTTGCTGCCATGTGGCCAGCTCGCTCGGCAGGATGTCACGCTTCTGCCAAGCTAACAATCCGTGCGCTTCGCCGCGCCCGTTAAACATCGATGGGATCTTGCCCACCTTGCCGGCTAGCGCGCTACCCTCCAACACCTCGACATCAGGCGAGGCTGGTACGCACGGTAACAGATTTTCTCCGAGACCGAGCACGAAGTCGAAGTGATTCCAGTCGTTCAGCGCGGCACCGAGATTCAAGATAGCCCCATATATACTATCCCGATGAACATCAAGATAATCGCTGCTAAATACCAGTGCCGTACGCGCACGAATCTCTCTTCGTTAAACTTCATGGGTCTCTCCAAAATCAACCTTAGATCCGCGGGCCGGCAACATTCACAGGGGCTGTACCCTCCTGTTGCCAACCCACTTCCAGCTGCGGTGTGTACACCACCCAGCCAGCTTAACACACTATCCACCGACCAGATCGAGATTGTCGGGCTCGACCTGGACGGGATTGAAAGTCTCGCGTTGATGCCGCGTGCACATCTTCGTAAGCACGTGGCCGGGCCGTTCGGTCACCACGCAGCCGCACGGCTCGACACGTTGGTGTATCGCTGCCGGTAGCGTGATGACGTTTCGCTTCATAGCCATTGCACTCCCGGCGCTTTCATCTCTATGAGAATCTGCACAATACTCTCGGCGAAGTCGCTCAAGACTTTATCGCTGGCGGCGGCGGCGGCGTCGGCGGCGTCGTAGGCGGCGGCGGCGGCGGCGGCGGCGGCGGCGTAGGCGGCGGCGTCGGCGGCGTAGGCGGCGGCGTAGGCGGCGGCGTAGGCGGCGGCGGCGGCGCGGGCGGCGGCGTAGGCGTCGGCGGCGGCGGCGGCGGCGTAGGCGTCTAGCGCCTTAATCCTTATCGAGTCATCACCAGTCTCTAAGTACTGCCGCACAATGTCGGGCATCTTCCACAGGTGCGCTACGTTCAAAGCGCATTTGCGGGCGAACAGTGCTTCGTCCAATACGTCTTTACTGCCGAGCTGCGCTATGGCCAGTCGGCGCATTCCGTTAGCACGAGCAGCATTGGAGGACCATCCTGAGTCATTCAGGACGATTTTCAAACGTCGCAGGCTAGGCGCGACACAGCCGGGATCGTCTCCGTGGGGACGGCCTAGGGCGTAGTTGATAGCAGCTTCGACACACATCTGCCCTGGGACCGGTTGCCCCAGGCCTTTAACAAGGCCTTGATCGAGCAACGAATGGATTTTGTCGATGGTTTCGCGTGTAATAGTCATGATTGTGTCTCCTTACGGGTATGTGTGGGGTGTATAGATGTAGCGCTTCACAGCCAGCCGCGCGCCTTCGCGTGAGCCAGCCCATAGAAGCCGGGATCGTAGACCCCGAGCGTGACGTCCTCGGCACCGTAGCTCACGTCCTGGTCCAGCTCGACGCTCGGGCCGCCGGCCAGGATACCGTCTCGACCGGCGAAGCAGGAGTGTGTATCGACTGCGCCGCTAAGCTCGGCGTATTCTTTGTTCGCTCCCAGGAATTTCAGCAGTTCGGCCCGAGCACGGTTGGTTACAGGGAACTGCCGCTCAGAGCGTATCTGCGAGAGCGCATCGTCAATCGTGCCGTGGTAGCCTACGGAATTCGCCTGGTTGGCGTCATAGCTGGTAGTGCGGATATCGGTCTGTGCTTTGCTCATTTCAAGTTCCTCATGTTCGATAGGGTTCAATCGTCTGAAGCATTATGAGGGTAGTCCTGTCCCGGAGTCAAGGGGTCCACTTTGGCATCAGATTGTGACCTTGCGGGAATCCATGGCATAAGCGGCGTGTCGCCCGCGATATACAGCGGGTGCCCCGGACTGCCATCCTTCAAACGCTTCAAGCATTGCAGCGGCTTGTCGTAGCTGATTAAGGCACTCGGCATAGGGTCAAGCCGACTCCTGTTTCAGGCGCTGATTTATCTGTCCCATACGTTAGCTCGGTAGCGAGCTGCCCCCTGACTTTTACGTTCTCCGTCTCAAGCTTGCGGCCCCATTCATACAAATGCTTCTTGTCCGCCTCAAGCTGGGCGATGCGGGCTTTTAAGCGATCAATTTCGTCGCAGTAATCGGTAAGTTTCACTTGGCAGCTCCGTAACCGTACAATGCAGCGATCAATTTCGTCGCAGTAATCGGTAAGTTTCACTTGGCAGCTCCGTAACCGTACAATGCCGCTGCCCGTGACCGCCGACCGTTATCCTTCGCCACCATTTCGTCATGGTCGGAAAGCAGCTTTTCGCGCCATTCCTCCCACCCCTTGTGGCGCGCGTCATAGGCATTGTCCGCCGAACCGTGCCAGTAGAAGCCGTCCGGGCCGTGGAACTCCCAATGGTCACCATTGAAGTGATAGACCCATACGGACTTGCGCTCCGCGACCGTGGTCAACGGTTTGATGACTTCCATCGTGCCTTTAAGCAGCAGTCTAGTAAAAGCGAGGTTTATATCCATGTTACTTAATCTCCTGTATAAATCGCGTTTCAGAGCCTACGATTTAAACACTACAGGTAGTATCTGTGGGTGTCAAGCGGATAAGCATGGTGTCTTCTATCAATCCTGCTAGTGTTTTCATGTCATATCCAGAGGCTGGCTTCGAAATCAGTCCAGGTGGGGTGGGGGTTGGTGCTGCCACTCTCGCGGGCAGCGTGCGTTCGTGACACGAGCCAACCCGCGGGCATCTCGTGCTTGCGACACTCGCGGGCTGCTTGCCGGCAGTTCCAGATCCAGCAGGCGAGGAAAGCGAGGAAGGCTAAAAAGAAGGTGTTCATGACTGGTATCCTAACATAGTTGATGAAAGATGTGGGAACTGCGTCACAGTCCCAACCTAACAGACAGATCGCGGTTGTAGGCGTCGAGGGTATCGCTGATGGCCTCCAGCAGCTGCACGTTGTTCATGCCATTCAGCACGCCGTCGACGTACCTGGTTCGCCCCTCTTCGAAGTCAATCTGCGGACCTGCATCCAGGATATTATCGCGCACCAATTCGTTGAGTGTGGGGTTCATGCCAGCACCGTGAACAGCGGCTGCTTGGGCAGCTTGCTGTTGGAGCTGCGCGCTATGACTTTGCCAGTCTTCTGATTGACTAGCCATAATCGAGAGATGTGATAGGAGTTCAGCCCATTAGCGTTCAGCTCGCGGCGCCGTAGTTCGAGCTGATCGTCAGTCAGCTTGGTGTCGGTGCCGAACATTTCAAGCCGGCTGGTGCCAGTCTGCTGTAGCTCGTAGCGATATTTGAAGGCGCTGCTCTTGGACATCTCGGTCTCCGGGTTCGTTGCTTCAGTGGGTGCACTATAAGGTATCTGATACGCGCGTGCAACAACTATTTTTGCTGCCACGCAATAAGGCGTGCCTGGTGCACGCTCTCGCGTACCTCACCCACCCGCTTGCCGTACTGACCTACGCGCCTCACCTCGACGCATGGGTGCCCTGGAGATGCCTGGCACTGTGGGCACGGTGCGCGCCTGATCTCTGGCCGGGTGGGCTGCCTGCGGCTCATAAGCCTATCAGGTCGCCGTTGAGGCGCTCCCACGTATCTAGCTCATAAGCTGCGCGCTCTAAAGCAGTTAGGTACCGGGCCCGCTTGCGGCGCCACGCTCTAACGCATGCGGTGCGCCGCCGCAGCTGCTCAGCAGCGCGCTCGGTCGGGTCGGCGGGCAGTGGTATGTGCTTACCCATCGATCAGCCCCCTATCAGGTCGAGGTTGCGCGAGGTGGCCAGATTCTCGGCTAGTATCTGACGGTCAAGCTCGCGCCTTCTATCCCCACCCTCGCGGCTGCGCCGCCTTATCTCAGCCTGGCGCTCGATTAGGTGCTCGGGTAGCGGACGCTTCTTAGCGCGTGGTCTGGTGGCGTGCATATCTAACTCCTTTGTTCGGTATATAATTACAATAGTAACACGACAAGCCGCGAGTCACCAGAGTCTAGTGATTATATCAATAGGGTGGTTGTGATAGGTGATCATACACTAAGAATTTTGTAGCTAGTAATTATATAGTATATGTATGTATATGTTGTATATCATTACATGTTAGGGGGGGCAGTTGTTGGAACATCACCATTTCCGCCCCCATCACCACCCTCGGCCAGACGCTGCTCTGCCTCCCGCACCCCTAGCCGCTGGACCGCACCCCTAGCCGCTGGACCGCACCCCTTGCCGCTGGGCCGCACCCCTAGCCGCTGGACCGCACTCACTTCGACCACGAACAGGCCCTAGCTCGCGATCTATGCTGCACCGCGGTCAAAGATCAGGCGTATACAATACGTATTGAACGATTGGAGTCTGGTTCGTTCAGTTCGTATGGTCAGCTCGACCACGATATGACCGTATCGTGGTAGTCGTGGTCGAACCGAGCGCCCGCGCGCTCGGTAGCTAGCTATGGGCCGTCGAGCTCCCGGGCCAAGGGATACCGTCGCCCCACATGCGCCCCCAGGATCGCGAAACCCCCAAGGGATACCGTTGTAACGGTAACCCCCGCATCGTCGCGCTGGGAGCTGGAATCGTTTAGATCAGCGGCCAGGAGTGAAAACATCACCACCCATCGTCACCACCCTATACCGGCGGCCGGGGACGAGAATCTGTTTATCCGATCACCAACCATCGTCACCATCGTCACCCTTTGACACCTGGGGCAGAATCGATTAGATTGCCCTAATCTAGTTGAGAGAGACATGAAAAATTTTTGAAAATGAGAATCATTCTCATTTGGAGGTTGCTGGTGAGTGAGACGCAAACGAATCTGAAGACCCCGGCCGGTGCCACCACGATGTACACTCGGGAGAACCTGACTGTGCTATTCAAGTGCAGTCACGGCGAGCTAGGCCGCCTCCTATCGCGCAAGATGGCGCCGCTCCCTGTACGCATTGATGGTCAGATCCTCTGGCACATTGACGAGGTGCAGAACGCGACCGCCACCGTGCAGCGCACACTAGAACGCTGGAAGCAACGCCGATGAAAAATTTTTTACGAGCCGCGTGCACCGCGGTATATCGCCTCGCCGTGCTGACACTGCTATCAATCCTGGTGGCTGAGGCATCGCACGCGAACCAGCTGCTGCTAGTAATCGGTCAGATGATCTATAAAGTAATCGGCGGGCCCGCCACATGAGCGCCGCACAGACCAGCACCCTGTGGCGCGTGACCGGCTCCGACTGGATCGATGATGAGCCAGACGTCAGCACCATCGCGCTGTCACTGCGCGCGAACAACGAAGACTACGCGGTCGCCTGCACCGGACCCAAGGGTATGAAGTCGGATCAGTTTATTTCCGCGCTACGCGCCGCCGCCGCCGCACTGATCGGTGCGAGTGGAGGCGATCTGTCGACAGTCGGCGCGGCGCAGCTGGGTCTGTTCGATACAGGAGATCAGCGTGCCAACTAGCGGATACGTTTTCAATCTCCTGATCGCGCTCGACTGTCTCGGGTCCGCGATACTCGCCGGCCAGCCCGGTGAGACGATGTCGGGACGCGCAGGCTCTGCTTTCCTCGAAGGCAAGTTGCGCGGCAAGGTCTTTGCGCCGGCCATCGACGTGCTGATGCACCTCGTCGGCCAGTTCCCGACATGGCGCGGCCATTGCGTTGCGGCCATCGAAGGTGATAAGCTGCGGGCTAAGGCTGTACTTTCGCAGCGAGTGTAAAGGAATTCAACATGCACGACCTCCAAACTATTATCAAGCTGAACGCGCCACTGAACCTGCGCACCGACGCGGCGACGCAGAAAGCGTATGAGATCGCGCTCAGCGCCAAGAGCGAGCCGGTTCCGATTCTCGATCTCGTTCAGTACGGCCATGAGCACCTCTCGGCTTAAATTTCAGGTGTGGAGCGAGTCGGCACGACGCTGGAAGACAGCGTACTGTCTGATCACGATGCTCCATGAGAACTTGATCCACATGAAGGCGTTCGGCATAAAGGTGCGCGTCGGGAGTGAATGCCGATGAAATTTCTAGGGCGTCTGTTTCTTTGTGTCCTGATGATTGTCGCGCTAGCTCGCGCCGCTACCGCCGCGGACCCCTCGCCGGCAACCGCGCGGCTGACTATCGACGGCGCAACGTGCTCCGGCACAGTGGTGGCGCCGAGCGTAATTCTCTCCGCCGCGCACTGCTTCGAGGAAGAAGAGAACGAGCTGGGGTCCAGGATCCCGCCCGCTGCCGCGCCGACTTCGATTTTGGTGGACGGTTACAAAGTATACATCGAAGCAATAGTTTTCGACGACGCTGACCACGCCTTGGTGAAGGTGATCTTCGTTTTTAAAGATCATGCTCAGCTAGGGCAGCGGCCCGCGGTCGGCGCGCCCGTGCATTACTGGGGCAACCCGGCGAAGATCAACAACGTATATCGCGAAGGTTACGTTACGAGCTATCATCACTCTGAGATGGTGATGGACGTCAATGGATTCTTTGGAGACAGCGGCGCCGGCATATTCGACGCATCCGGCAAGGTGATCGGTGTCATGAGCTACATCAGCACGCACCCGCACCAGGGACTGGTCTTCCGATTGATGGGCGCGTACCCGCTTGAGTTTACGCCGCTCCAGTACAGCATGATGGGGGTCACGCCGCCGTGATGACCGAAAAGTTCTTAGCTGAGTTCGAGAGCCGGGTACTGAACGGGTCCCGCGCCTACGCAATAGCTCGGGAGTACCCTGGCACAGAGGCATGGGCGTGGTTTGATTTTCTGGAGTATAGCTCAGAGGTAGAGCGAACCGCTGTTAACGGTTAGGTCGTTGGTTCGATCCCAACTTCTCCAGCCAGAACCGGAAGCCCGCCCCAGAGGCGCATCAATATCTGGGATGAATTTGAGATGGGTGGTGAGATACCCGACGCACTTGACGATAACAGCAGAGGACTTCTCACCATGGCAATTGGTAATCTCGGCGCAGTATCTGGCGCGCAGCCCGCGGCCGGCCCCACTGGCGCGAATATTTGGTTGGACCAGGGCCCGGCGGCCGGCTCCGCCCCCGTCGGTCAGGCTGGTAACCCGGCCCCGTATGGCTCGGTCACGTACTTCAATTCCAGCGCGGAGTCTATCATGGCCGCGGTCTCGCGCGGCGAGATCTCGCTGAACCAGCTCTATGCGGTGGCGGGCCTCGGCGGTATCGGTAACGCGAACGGGAACCCGACCCTGATGCAGGCCATCAGCCAGGGCGTGCCACAGAATGCAACGAACGGCATCGGCGTGGTATCTGGGCCCGGCATCGGCGCCGGCAACGGCGGCTCAGCGGCGGCGCAGATCTCCGGGACCGGCGGCCTGGGCGCCGCGGTATCGAATGCGTCCGGCAACTCTTCAACCAACTTCGGCGGCGCGCAGCTCGCGGATCCGAAGCAGATGGCGAACGCTCCAGCGGTCGCACTAGCTTCGCCTGCACAATACGGCGGGAATTAATCATGTCGATCTATGGACCCAACGGCGGAGTGGTTGTCGGTCAGCCGATCAGCCCCTTCTTCGGTGCACAGAACGGCGCCTCACCCCCGGGCGGCCCGACAATTCAGCAGCCCACCTCCGCGCCGGTAACCGGCGGCATGCAGGCGACGGGCGTGCAGATGTCGATGCTGGAAGCGTGCTCTAGAGGAATTATTCCGCGTAACATTCAAGTGTCTACTGTGGTAGGTCAATCTGTAAGCGTCGGCATCAGCGCGCTACAAGGAGACGGCGAGTCGTTGGATGAAGCATTTTCGTCTGGTAACGGCGCGCAGCAAGATCTCGGCGTAGCGGAGGCAGGGACCGCTAATAACCCTACCGCCACCGAGACCGGTGCAGTTAACACTCAGGTTTTTGTTGGCGGTGATGGCGTCAATGTCGCCCTGTCTATTGGGCCCACACAAACTAATATCGAGTCTGTGGTGAGCGCACCGTTGCCTGGGGCCGCGACTACAGCAAGTGTCGGCTTACTATCGGGAGTATTCACAGGATGACTTTGTTCGGCACGCCTTACGGCACACCTCTCAACACGACCGGGTTTCAAGGTACGCAGCCCGGCAACGCCGTTCAGGCGACGCTTCAAGTCGTTCAGCCCGGCGTGGGAATGTTTCCACCTAACTCGAATAACGCCAGCGGCGACACGGTACTATCATCCGCCTCGCGTGGCGCACTGCCCGCTAACATTAACGTGACCGGATTCGGCACGACCAGCTCGGTTGGTATCGTTGCATCTAGCGGCGGGCGCACGCTGCTAGAGGCACTGTCTAAGGGCGGCGAGAACGGGACTGGATTGCAGGCGGGCGCAGATTACATGAATAGCGACTCGAACGGCAGCGGCAGCTTAGGTGCCGGTGGCGCGAACCAGACAGAGGGCCCAACTTCGGGTCAATCGAGTCAGGTAGCGACGCCGCAACCATCGTCGACGCTCACGCTACAGGGCGGCAACAGCGCGCCAGTTTACGTAGGATAAGCCCATGACTAATTTTTTCGGCCCCGCTTCCCCGACTGAAGTGAACGACGGCTACCCGGGCGCGGCACCCGTTCCCGGCGCCGGCAACCTGATGCAGGGCAACCCGAACATCGAGGCCGGCGGGGTGGCTATCAATCTACCAGGTAACCAGAACTCCAGCGGCGCGCCGCTCACCACACAACTCGCGGCCGGCAACATCATCGCCAGCTCGGTGCCGACGAACGTGCTAAGTGCGCCGGGAACCGACTCGCTGCTAGCGCAGATGTCGCGCGGTCAAGTGATATTGGCGGACTCGACCTACGGTCAGTCGGCGTTCGTTCCCGCCAACGGCGGCGCGACGAACGTATCGCAGCCCGCGTCAGTACCAGTCGTGACTGGCCCAGCTAACGGCCTCACCTATCCGGCGGCCGGTGCGTCGCAGAATTACACAGGCAACTAAATGGCCCGTACAGCAGCGAACGGCGGTCAGACGCTGACACCGAATCCTGATGTTTTTGCCGTTGTGCGAATGGGTGGCGACACCTGGGGCGCGAATGGTGGCGGCGCGATACCTGTTGCGCAACCAAAGTCGCCGCTCGTGAATCTATCTAATGCATCGCGTGATGGTACGGACATTTTTGATAGGAACAACAAAAATATAAAGGCCGGCCTCTCGAATGGCGCCGTTAGCGGACGGACAGCAGATCAAGTCTACGCGGACGATAGCACGTCACAGGTGTGGACGGCAGATCAAGAATCTCCAGACGTCGCGGATAGTCAGCTGTGACGCAGCAATTAATAGTCACAACTCCAGCGAACAGCGGTCAGGGAGATTCACCGAAGTCGGCGTTTGATAAGATCAATGCTAACTTCACTGATCTCTACACCAACGGTGTGGGACGATTCCCTATCACGCCCGTGGAGATATCAATCGGTGTGATGCCGGTGAACTTCACCGTACCTGAGTTGACTGTGGATCGGTATGCGAACAATACCGTACCCGGCACCACGGACATGACGGCCGCAATAAAGACCGCATGGAACGTCGCCAAAGCTCAGGGCGGCGGTGTTATCAGCTTCATCAACGCGGCAATCTATGCGGTTACTAGCTTAGATGCTACGAACCCTTCGGTAAATATCGCGAATCAGAACAGCAACGGCAGTATCAACGGCTCACCGTTTCAGGTGCAGATCTACTGCCTCGGCGGATCTAACATCACCTTTGACTTTGCCGGCGCATTATTTAAATCTACTCTTACCGGTGGTGGGATAGGTTTCCTCCTCGACAATTGCACCAACATAGATTTCAAAAAGCCTAATTTCTTAGGCACTCAGGTGATGAGTGGGGGTGTATTTTCTGTCGGCGCCATCACGCCAGGCGCGGGGTACGTCAACGGAACGTACAAAAACGTATTATTGACTGGCGGAACTGGACATGGTGTAGCGGCTACAATAGTAGTTTCCGGGGGCGCCGTCACATCTGTTACGGTAACGTACGCCGGAGGCTCTACCACCACGTCCGTGGCGCAGGGATACCAGATAGGCGATGTACTATCAACCTCGAATGCGAATCTCGGAGGTTCGGGGGCAGGATTCTCGGTCCCGGTTACAGCATCTTCTGGTGCTGGAAATATAACAACAGTCGCCTCTATCTTGCCGATTTGCGTGACATCTAATTCAGGTCTATCGAGCGGTATAACCACTTATGACTTGACCGCTACTAAATGTTTTAACGGCTTCGATGTCATTGATGGTCTGAACGTTAACGGGATAGTTTCTAATAATATCAGCCTACTCGGGAACACTGTGGTGAACGGCCCGAGCGAGTATGGGGTTAATATTAACAATGGCGGCGATAACATTTTTATTGAGAATTTGTACACTTTACGAGTTAATAGACCGCATTTTCTGTACGGGTGTAACGGAGTCACGATAGCTCGTCTAGACGCCGATCAAACAAATTTCGGTTTTGGTTCTATAATTAAGAGCTACTCTCGTAGCATCGACGGTATTAGCGTTGACGCGTTATATAAAAACTCCCCAGGTAATTCTACGCCTCGCGTATCACTCCAGGTACAAGGCGATCCGTCCGTAGTTTTTCCGCCGCCAACGGTGACTAATATATACCTGAAGCACAGCGAACAGAACATGTCCGCTAGTATCGGTATAGAATTTGATTATTTCGCCGGAGTTGGTGGAACCGTACAGACAGCGACGTCAGCAAACAAGCTATTTGATCAGATTCGGCTACAAGGATCCTGTGCTGGATTCGTCATCACTAACGTTAGTCTGACTACTAGTGCCGCAATCTGCCAGATTAACTATGATAATTTTGAATCGGGGTGGGCTGTAATTATCGGAGATCCTCGCGATATCCGAAACGGTAACGGGTTCATAGCATCTAGAGCCTTTTTTAGCACCATCTCACTCACCTTTGGAGGTGTAGTTGTAGCTGGAACTAGTACGCCAGTAGATACGATTATTTCTGATGGGTTATGTACGATTAAAGGGGCGTGCACCCTGACAGCTAAAAACGGCGCGGGTGCAGCCGCTTTCGTTCTACCATTTAAGTCTAGGTTGGATTCCTCCGCCATATCTCTGGGACTTGTATTAGGGCAATCGAATATGGTGGGGTTGACTACAGCGCCAATTGTTGGAGTTCTTCCGGCTAACTCGAACATCATGAGTCTAGTGCAACAGGGGGTAACATCGACCGGCGCTATAACGGACGCTAATTTTTCGACTACTAGTATCGTGTATTTCCAAATAAGCTACCCGATATGATTTTTCATGTAGGGGCATATAACCCCTGCTGCTTATCCGCCACTGGCGGCGATGATTTGATTTAAGAGGAAAATTTCATGACAGCATTGGGCGTCTTCCGAGACGATTTTTATAACGCGGTCTCCGCGTTAGCGCAGACTCAGTTCACCGCCACGGCGCAAGCCACTGGCACCGTGCTGCAGGCGACGGCTATTGCAGGCGCGGGCGACTGCTACATTGTAGCGAGCGGCCAGGCCGCGGTGGCGTTTACTACGGACTCCGCGATCAACATTATCGCGCAGGTTCAGAACGCGGTAGCGACAGCGTACAAGCAGGGCCTAGGCTCGTTCGCGGCCGGCGTCAACCCGCCGCCCGGAGTTCCGAACCTGTTTAACATGACCTGGACACTGACGATCAACAACCAGGACACTGGCGCGATCACGCTCACGGGCGGCGCTGGTGTTACGCTTGTAGGAACCAACGCCGGCACTATCGCCACCGTCACGTCACGCGTGTACGTTGTGACGATCACCTCCCCGACCACGGTCACCATGCAGAGCGAAGGGTCATTCCTGAGCGGCGCACCGTAATTAATTTTCGATTTTAACAAGAGGAATTTTTCACATGGGTAAGAAAGAATCAGCCAAGATGAAGGGCGAAGAGTATTTGGAAGGCCGCCGGGCCGGCGTTGAGGGCACACACGGCGCTAGCCGCGGTAAGATGGGCGCCGAGAAGACGCTGCTCCCGCACTCGGACGTCAATGACTCCGGCGGCGAGAATGAGCTGAACGCATGCGCCAGCCGCATCTATCAGAACGCGGTAAAGAATCGCGAAACCCCGGACGGGGATAAGGCATTGACCGAACGGTAATGCCAAGCAAATCCCCAGCGCAGGCGAAACTGATGCGGGCCGTTGCTCATGGGTTCAAACCCACGAGCGGCGGTCCGCCGGTCGCCGTTGCGAAAGAGTTCATGCACGCCGACATGCGAAAGACCGCGCACAAGTCCAAGGAAGGTCGTGCGGATCGCAAGCGCGAGATGAATGCCTGGGCAGAGGGTAAATAAAATGTCGATTGATACTACATTCCACCCCATCACGCAGACGATTCTAGTCGGCGCGACTGCGGTACAAGTCTCAACGGATACGCAGCTGGACGCTACCACGTTCCGCGTGCGCTGTCTCGCTACAGCCTATCTAACCTGGGGCGGTAACAGCAACATCACCGCAAAGGGCGCTCCTGGGGCCGGCGTACCGGTATTCAACACGCTCGGCATGACAGTCGGGTCTGTTATGTACATCGAGGTTCCGTCAAACTCGTTCTTCATATCCAGTGCCCCAACAGCGTTTGAAATAACGGGCGGTAAAGGAGGCGTAGGTGGCTGATATCGCACCCATGCTCGGTGCCATCCTCGGCATCAGCAAGACCCCGAAGGGTCAAGATAAAAAACGCTCCAAGAAATCGAAGGGCGAGAAGTCGGTCACCGAACCCATGCAACAGCATGGCGAACTAGCCTCGTACCAGGCGCCGAAGCCTATGCCAGAAAAGAAAATCATGAAGGAAAACGCGAAGCACACACTGCGTCGCGCGACCGACGACTGGGTGGAAGGACGCATCACTACGAAGGAGCACAAGGCGGTGCATGAACGGACGAAGCACGTTCTCTCTGGTAAGCACCCGCACGAGTTCCGCGGAACGAGCGGCGAACGTTCGTTCAAGAAGATGCGATGATAATCGTTACTCAAATTCGCTTGGGTATGTGTTATTGCTCTATCCGCATGGATCGATCTTGGCGGTAATCTGACATGGGCGTAATAGGCAATAGGTATTTGCAGGGTGTTCCCGTACTCCCGTATGCCAACGTCAAGGCGTATCCGAGTACGGACCTATTCCTGGATCTACAGTTTGTCGACCATACGAATACGCCAGTGGTTCCGACTTCGATTAACATCGAGATCGACGACATCACGAACAGCGTCGTGCTACCCGGCTGCGGCCCGATAGCGCTTAATCCGGCCGGAGCAGTCGGCACTCTAGGACTGCCGTTCTCGTATCCCGCATTCGCGGCGACGATGTATTTGCAAGTGCTCGGATCCGCGTGGCAGATGACGTTCCCGTATATCGGCTCGCAGCTGTGCCAGGTCGGCATGCAATTCACGGCCATTGACACCGTGACGGGCCAGCCCTTCACATCGACGTCGGTGGTCGCAGTTATTGAGTTGGTCGCCCTGGCAACGGTGAGCGGCTTAGACTTTTAAAAATATCTTTTCGTATGTGAGGTACGAACATGGCTCTTGAATTTCGACAGAAACTGATGAACGACCTGGTGGCGGTGGCGCTCCTGGATAAGGCTGAGGGGAAAGTTCTGTTGCCAGATTGGCAGCGGATCCTGCGCGGCGAAGTCGTCGCGGTCGGGCCCGGACGGATGCTCCCGCTCGGCGAGCGCGCTCCTATGGAGTGCAGCGTAGGTGACCGGGTCACCTTCGCGGCCACCGCCGGAATGGATAGCCAGTACGGTGTCGGCAAAGCGATACGTATCATGCGAGATTCTGATATCGATTGCGTGGAAATGGCATGATCCTCACGCCGGAGCTTGAAGACGTCGCGCAGCGCGTCCACATTCTTAGGGACCGCGTTCTGCTGAAAGTGCTGCCGTACGTGCACCCAACGCTATTGACGCCAGGTGTTGAGATACACAAAGGCGTCGTGATTGCGGTAGGCTACGGCCGCCGGCAGCGGCGCAAGACCGCCTTCAAGCAAGAGATGGACGCGGGCGCACCCACCATCGGGCCGGACGGCAAGATCATGAAGTTCTCGAAGAGTAGGCTCTCTGGCCGTACGCTGTGGTTCGAGGACGGTGCGGAGACGGGCTCGATCATTCCGATGACCGTTAAGCCGGGAGATGTTGTGGAGTTTTCGTTTCGCAACATCACGATCATCGACTTTGACAGGGTCGGGTTCCCCGGGATCGGCGAGCTGGCGATGATCTGGCAGCAGGCTATTTACTCCATCGACCCCGATGAGTCGCTGAACGAGTGCCTTATGTTCCAACAGAGTGCTGGCTACGACCGTAAAGGGAACTTTATGTCTGGCGCAGAGGATTGGCATCGCGCATGAGGCCTCAGCTGTATGGCAAGACCGACGAGAAGATCCCCGGCCAGCCCAAGCACCCGTGGGGGAAGTGGCCCAAGATCGATCCGTCGACCGTCGCGCCACTGCGCGATGACAAACCGGACCTTTACAGCTACCAGCCGACGCGGTTCGTTTCAAAAGACGAAGCTAAGGCGCGCGGCTGGAAACACTTCTGGACCGGCGAGCTGTGCGTCACCGGGCACCGCGCCGCGCGATACGTCGCGAACGCCAGCATGTGCGTCGACTGCATACGCGTTGAGAAAGGCCAGCTTCCGGTCTATGGTAAGGGAGTCCCGGAGCTGGAGGCAGCGCGGCGCCGTAACTACACGCAGAAGAACACCGCCGCCATCACTGGCCCGGCGCCACCGAACGCGGCAGAGCGCAACTTTCTAACGAAGTACGCGGAGCTGAAAGACTTCACACAAGCCGCTGAGGCGTGCGGTCGCAGTGAGGCAGAGTTTTTGGCGATCTTGAGCTGGAACGAGACCTTCCGCGACGCGGTGAACCGCCTCGAAGAGAGTATCGGCACCGCCCGGACGCAGCAGATAACAGTAGACTTCGACTGGACCGAAGAGAAGAAGCAGGCTTTCCTGATAACGTATGCCAACACGGCGGACGTTAAGCAGGCACTGCGCTCGGTCGGCGCTACCAATGTGCAGTTCCACAAGGAACTGTCTGAGAACGGAGAATTTCAGAGGGGCTTTGACGACGCGAACAACATAGCGCGCATGGTTTTCGACCACGCGGCGTCCGCCGCCGCTACGAAGGGTGACGCGCGCATGCTCGGACGGATCGCGGCTAACTTTTTCCCGGAAAAGTTTGGCGAGAACCTGAAAATGGATCTCAAAGTGACTCAAAACCTTTCACTGGAACAGGCACATGACCAAATTACCCACCTCCTATCAAGATTTGATAGACAGGGTCTACTCCCCTCTCCCGACGTCTCTTACGACGTTATTGAGGAAGCAGAATATCAGCTCGTTGAGCCTGCAGGAGTCGAACAAACTGGTCAGGATCCTGAGCGACAGAGCGAAGATACAGGATCAGACCCAAATAGTGACTTGGTTTCAGGACTCGTCTGACCATCCGGCATTAAAAAACTGCCCATTGGGTCGAGCGCACTATCCGAAGCAGATGAAATTCTTCGAGTTAGAGCAGACTGATGACGAGATCGCGCTATTTGGCGGAAATCGCACTGGTAAGACTCACTGCGGCTGTTTCGCGGACGCGCTGCATCTCACCGGGCTGTATCCTGACTGGTGGCCGGGCCGAAGATTTAATAGACCCATTAGTATGTGGGTGGCGACAGACACCGCGAAGAACACGCGCGACATTTTGCAAGAAAAGTTCTGCGGGCAGCCCGGAATCGAACATAAATACGGTACCGGGATGATACCTGGCGACTTATTGGTGCGACGGACGGTGAAGCACGGCCTAGCTGACGCGTTCGAATCTGTTTACGTGCGTCACGTATCTGGCGGACTGTCGACGCTACAGTTTAAGTCGTACGATCAAGGTCGCGAAGCCTTTCAAGGCACGCGACAAGATAGAATCCACTTAGACGAAGAGCCGAAGCTGGAAATCTACGCCGAGTGCAACATGCGACTCATGAGCACCGTGCCAGGCGAGAAGAACGGCACGCTGATTCTGACGGAGACCCCATTACTCGGGGTGTCCGATTTAATGATTACCTTTATGCCTGACCTGTCACCCGAGCCGGACGCTGCGCCGACTGAATCGTGGGACTTGGAGGAAGAAGAGGCGGTCGTCGATGAGTAAGTCAGGCAAGTCAGCGGTGTTCCTTGATATGGATGACGTACCACACTTGAGCGACATCGAAAAAAAGAAGATCTTAGCCAGCGTCCCGCCATGGCAGTTGCAGGCGCGTAAGTCTGGTATACCGGGACACGGCGTCGGCGCTATTTATCCGATACCGGAAGATGTGATGCTGATTCAGCCATTCGATATACCGCCGCACTGGCCGCGCTCGTATGGAATGGATCCGGGCTGGAACTGCACCGCGGTAATCTGGTTCGCCTGGGACATCGATAACGGCTTCAAAGACGCCGTCGGCAACCAGCGCTATCCGGCGGTGGCGTATGACGAATACTATCGCGGGCAGGCGGACCCGGCCGTTCACGTCGCAGCTATCAACCGTCGCGGTAGATGGATAAACGGCGTCATCGACCCAGCCGCGCAAAAAGCGCGCGGTACAGATGGTGAATTGTTGATCGACACGTATTGCAATCTTGGGTTAAAAGTCAGTAAGGCAGACAACACTGTCGTGACCGGATTGATTCAAACTTGGGACATGCTCTCGACACAGCAGCTACGTATATTCAACACGCTGCAGAACTGGCGCAAAGAAGTGCGCCTGTACCGCCGCGATGAGAAGGGGAACATAATAAAAAAGAACGATCACTTAATGGACGCCACACGCTACAACGTGATGAGCGGCTACGATGTGGCTAAGGCGCCGCCTTCAAGCGATGGCGGCTTGCCCTGGTTCCAGTGGGCGCCGGAGATGGCGACACAGGGCGGCGTATGGAGCGGGTGACGCCGATCCACGTAGTTGAGTATCAGTTCCGCCGTCAAGGCGTGTTTTTGTTGGTAGACGTGAGCGGCAGGAAATTGTGGTTCTTTGGATATAAAGACCAGCGCTGCATCAATCAGATGATGGAGTCGCTGAAAGGTCGCTGCGACGAGATGATAAATTTTTTAATCGCACGCGCTAGCGTGAAAGGGGTGAGACCAAAATGAGCGTTACACTTAAATTATTGCATGAAGAAGGCGTCCGTCTGCGGCAGCAGGCGGCCCATAAAATCGAAAGCAGGGATCTGACGGGCGCGATCTCGCAGTCCGTTGATTGGCGTTTCGTAAAACGCCCGGCCTCCGACGGTAAAATCGTCGAAGAGTGCCAGCAGGATGAAGACCCTAGGCGCGTAGATGCGAACGGGCGTAAGGCGCAGCTGGGTACGTACACCCTGCATATCACTGCCGGCATGAACAATCTGGTCGTTGAACGTAAGGGTAAAGTCACCCCGTTCAGTTTCAAGAATCCGGCTATTCGCAATCAGGTTCGCATCCAGCACCAGAAATTGGTCGACAGCGGACGAAAAACAAAGGATTCAAAGCCAGTGCATGAGTGGAAGAACGATGGAGCCGCTACGTATATTCCGCCCAATACTTTTGGTGGAGTTTTCGTCGGCGACGGACAGCGCGCTATTCTGGACGAGATGCCAACGTAAATGACCGGCAATTCAGGCGACAACTGGGATTTAATTGGGGACGTGCCCGGACAGCGCGGCACGTTCCCTAATTCTCCTGGCTTCCAGATCGAGGACGAGGGTGCGCTGATGTCGCGCATCATTCATTTCCATGACGAGGGCGTCGGCGCATGGGAAGAGAATCGTCGGATGCATTCTGAAGATCTGAACTTCATCTACAATGCGGAGGCGATGGGTCAGTGGGATCCGGTCGTGCTACAGAATCGGCGCGGCAAGCCGTGCTATACGTTCAACCGCTGCCTGCAGCCGGTGAACATGGTGGTGGCCGACATGCGCCAGACGCGCCCCGCCGGCAAGGTCCGGCCCGCCTCTGACGGCGCATCCGAAGCGATCTCGGACATCTTCGGTGGCCTCTGCCGCGATATCGAGAAGTCCAGCCGCGCGGATCAGATCTATAAAGAGCAGTTCAAGTTCGCGGTGGCTGGCGGATTCGGCGCATGGCGCATCATGCCAACCTACATGCAGGATGATGGCGAAGGCTCGTTTGATCAGGTGCTGCGCGTGATCACCGTCGCCAATCCGCAGACGGTGGTCTGGGATCCGCAGTGCGCCGACTCGTGCGCAGGCGACGCTAATCGCTGTATCGTAGCGGAGCGGATCTCTAACGATATATATGATCAGCTGTACACCACAGGTGATAACCCCCGCGGCAACCGCTCCAGCTTCAATATATCGCGGGACAGCTACGGCTGGTTCACTGACGAAGAGGTCCGTATCGCTGAATACTTTGAGCGCGTACCGCGCGAGAAGTGGATCGCGAAGATGACCGACGGCACCGTGCGCGAGTACGACGCCGACCTTAAGGCCACCGAGAGTCACCTCGACGAGCACGGCCTCACGTTCGAAAAGAGCGGCGTCACCCGCATCGCTACAAACAAGAAGACCGGCGAACTGATGACTCGCCGGACTGTTAAATGGCAGGTCATGTGGGTAAAGGTAGACGGATCGAACATTCTCGAAGGGCCGTATTATTATGACTGGAAGCGTATCCCAGTCATACGCTGCCCCGGCCGCTACATCAATATCGAAGGCCGTAAGAAATTCCAATCGTTGATTCGTCACTCCAAAGACGCACAGCGTAGTTACAACTCCCGCGCCTCGGATATGATCGAGCGCAGCGCGCTGCTACCGAAGGCGCCTTATCTCGTTACCGAAGCCATGATCAAGGGGTACGAGAATGAATGGAACCAGGCGAACGTCGCCTCGCGTCCGTATTTACCGTATAACGTCGACAAGAACGCGGAGGGCGGCATGCCGTTCCGTACGCCGCCGCTCGACCTGCCGCAGGGCGCAATGGCCCTCGCTCAGATGTCTATTCAGGACATCCAAGCCACGATAGGGTATTTCGACCCCGCGCTCGGCAACTCGGAAGATATGAACCGCGTCTCTGGCAAGGCGCTAGTACAACACACGAAGCGCTCCGACCTGGGGAGCTTCGAGTTCATTGATGGCTTCAGCTCCGCGATGCAGCTGACATGGGAAATGTTCGTTGACATGATCCCGACGGTCATGGACGCGGAGCGGGTCGTGCGCATTATTGGGCACGATGGTATCGAGAAGATGGTCGAAGTCAACAAGGAAGACCCCGATTCAGGCGATATCATGAACGACCTCTCGAAGGGTTCATATGACGTTGAGGTCACCATCGGCCCGAGCTTCCAGTCCGCTAGACAGGAGGCGCTTGATACGCTTATCTCATTCGCCGAAGCGATGCCGCAGAACGCGCCTGTTATCGCCGACCTGATAGCGAAGAACATAGACTCGCCTGACGCACAAGAGATGGCGAATCGTCTGCGGATACCTTTGATACAGCAGGGCATCATTCAGCCGACCGAGAAGGAAAAGGCGGCCGGCGTCGGATCACAGAAGAATCAGCAACAACAAATGCAGGAGCAAGCGCAACAACTTAATATGCAGCTGCTGCAGGGCAAGACCGCAAAGATGACGGCTGATGCCGCCATCGCGAAGTCTCGTGCTGAGACTGGCCCGATGGAACAGGAGAAGATCAAGACGACGGTGGCTAATAAGCATCTGGCTAACATCAAGCTCTCGCAAGAGATAAAGTCTGACGCCAGCCAGGCGCAGACCGACGCTCAGTCGGCGCAGATGGATCTTGCCGCCAAGCACGTCAACCACCTACAGGATGCGACCCACGCTCAGCACGAGCACTCGCAGGACATGGTCCGTGAGCACCAGGAACATGTGTTCGGCGCTATTAAAGATCGCGCGGCAGCTCAAGAGAAGTTCCGCATGGAACGTGAGCAGCACGAATCCGAGATGAAGTTAGAGCGCGAGCGCTTCGAGCATGAGAAAGCGTTGAACCACGACCGCCACAATATGGAGATGGACCTGGCGCGTGAGAAGCACGCCCTCGATCTGAGGAACGCGAAAGAAATGGCCGCAGCGAAAGCGTCCGCGGCCCGTAAATCGAAGCCTGCCAAAAAGGCTACGTAATGAGCGTAGGAAAGTTTTTAGGTATAGACGTAGTCGTCGAACGTAAAACTCCTGTAAGAGAGGTGTCTAATCCGCCTAGAGGAGAAGACGGTCTTTTCATACAACCTAACACCACTAGCGCCGCTCGTGAGGTTATTGAACAGCATAATAGGGATAGGTTCGCCGGTCATTTTAAGTTCGCTGACCAATATACCGGCAACACTCGAACATTCGACAACCGTGGAGACTATAACTGCGGACGGTGCAACCAGGCCGTAGGCGATAAATGCCTATTAGTTAAGGTAACCATAGATCGCGACGCCGGCAGCTGCGGTGACTGGGAGATTACCTGCGCTGGCGACCCGGAGATGGTCGTGCGCGAGAAGAGTCCTGAAGTAGCTGGCTACGGAGTAGCTAAGAATGGTAAAGGCTTCGGCTGTCACAGATGCCCTTACGCATCGGCTGCCGTTGCTGTGGATAGTCGCGGCCGTGAGCTTTATTGCGGCAAGGGGGATTTCCGTACGTTTGGCTTAGCCTGCTGCGGCCTGAACGGCGCGCCTGTAGTCGGTGAGGATGAGGACGATGACGATGACGATGACGATGACGATGACGATTACGAATAGATAACTGTCTGGTGAAACCGCCTCGCGGCAGCGCATGCCGTGTAATTAGGAGACAATCATGGCCTTTACTCGTGATGATTTGGAACAGTATGAAAAGCAGACGCCGAAGAAGATTGACGACAAAGTCAATCCGTTTCGCGGCGCCACCCCCGCCCGCGCCGCCGACGCCGCCGCAGTAGCTGCGGTCGCCGCGGGCCAAGTTGATGCCACTCCGGGAGGCAGTGCTGCAGCCGCAGCCTCGGATCCGTTGGTCGACGAAGATGCCCCCATCGTTGACGAAGACGGAACACTCGGCGACCCGACCGATTCGGGTGAGGGGACTTCGGACGAAGGAGCGGACCCGTCCACCGCATCCGTCGATCTCAGCGATGAAACGGACCCTAATACGGATTTGACTGGCGGTCAGGGTGACGACGAGGCGAAACCTGCCCGGCCAGCTCCGAAGAAAGGATCTGCTGAGGAACGCATAGTAGAGCTGAATGATCTGCTCGAAGGCACAAAGATATTTGGCAAGCACATGCAGAGCCAGCTTAAGGACGCGTTGTCCGAGCTGGAGCGGTTGAAAGGCGGCGGTAAACCTACCGTTGCACAGACTACCGCGGCTGCCGCTCCTCCTGTTATTGAAGATGAACCTATGCCGGATCTAGCCGACGCGGACATCGCCTTCGATAACGACAAGTATCGAGCCAAGATGCAGAAGTGGTCACGAGACCAGGCTAAGATCGCTGCTCGCGAGATTGTTCGCGAGATGACTGGTGCAGATGAAGCGGCACGGCGCCGCGCAGTAGTCGAAGAGAAGATCGAGAAGTTCGCTAAAGCGACTCCCGATTACGCAGCGGTCGTGACAAAGAACCCGGTGCTGGCTGCTAATCAGCTGGCGTTTGATGCCGGTGTCGCTGTCGCTCAATCCGAGCACACTGCCCGATTGTTGTATAAGTTCGGTAAGGATACTGCCCTTGCGATTCGCACGGCTAAGCAGTCTCCAGCCCAGCAACTTATCACCATCGGTAGGATGATCGCAGAGATTGAAAACGAAGATCGTGTCGCTTCTAAGTCAAAGCAGAATGGAAAAGGCTCTCAGCCCGATGCGCAACCAGGGCAAAAGAAGTCCATCACTCAGGCGCCTCCTCCGCCGCGGGCCACAGTGGCCGGCGGCCGTGCAAACGAACGAGATGTCGTTGACCCTAACATGTCAATGGAAGAATTCGCTCGTCGGCACAGGGGAAGCAAACAGTCAGTCCGCGAGAACGCGCGAAAGCAGCGTGGACTGAACTAAAAATCGGAAAGGAATAAATGGCTAACTCACTAATAACCGCTCAATGGGTCGCACGCAAGGCGCTTGTCTTGCTGCACGCCAAGAGCAACTTCACGGGTCGCACGAACCGTGACTACCAGAGCTTGCTGCCCGGCCCCATCAATGGAGTCATCTTGGGTCAACAGCTCTCGATCCGTCTGCCGTTCCAGTACACTCTGCGTACTGGCCCGCAGATGAATGCACAGAACTCGGTACAGCGTTTCGCCACCCTGTTGGTCAACCAACAGCTCGGTGTCGACATCAACTTCACTTCGGTGGAGCGCGCTATGTTGCTGAACAACTTCGAAGAGCAAGTGCTCGAACCTGCCATGGCGCGTCTGGCGGCCGGCATCGAGAACTTCACTACGGGTCAAGTCAACAACGTTCCGAAGTTCACGGGCGCCTTCAACACCACAGCGACCTATGATCAACTGTTGCAGAACGAACAGTATCTGACGGAAGCCTTGGCTCCTGAAGATGACCGTCGCACGTTCACGGCGACCCCGCAAACTTCGCGGTATTTCGTCCGTGACAACAAGGGCCTCTTCAACCCCGAGTCTGTCGTATCAGACCAATGGTTGGAGGGCGTGATCGCTGATAAGGCCGCTGGCTACGTCTGCTTCCGTAACACGAAGCTCCCTACGCACGTCATCGGATCGTTCAGCACGACCGCTGCTCCCGTTGTGAACGGTGCCGGTCAATCGAACCCCGGCGCGGGCAACGCGTTCGTTTCCACCTTCACGTTGAACACCAACGGCTGGGCTTCGGGTGCCACCACCCTGAACGCTGGCGACGTGATCAGCATCGCGGGCGTGAACGAAGTCGATCCCGAGACGAAGGCGTCCCTGGGCCGACCCAAGCAGTTCGTTGTGACCGCGACCATCAGTGACACCACTGGCGCGATTGCCATCCCGATTGCTCCTGGCATCATCACTGGCGGCGCGTACCAGAACGTGGACAACGTTCCGGCCTCCGGCGCGGTTATCAGCGTCTTCGGTCAGAGCGGTGCAGCTGCTATCGCATCCTTGAACGGTGCGTTGATCAAGCAGTCACTCGGCTGGTACCGGGACGCGATTGTGTTTGCGAACCCCCCAATGCTCGACCTCAGCCCCCTCGTCAAGATGACGGCTGCGGAAGCGTTCGAAGGGTACAACATCCGCTTCGCACAACAGTGGGATCCGTCTAACGACGTGCTCCCGGCTCGTCTCGATTCGATTGTCGGCGCCGTGCTCGCTTATCCCGAGCTGGCTGTGCGGAACATCGAAGTCGCGTCGGCTGCCTAACCCTAAGGAA